CTTTTTCGTTTCAGGAGGGCAGCATGAGAATCAAGACTATTTTGGCAGCGATAGTGCTGCTCGGTGTGGGTGTCCAAGCTCAAGCAGGAGATCCCGCAGTAAACGCAACGTCCGTAAGTGGGCTATCTAACGGCTCTGGATTCTTTCAGGGTGATTATACCTATAAGCGCACGTTCGCTTCTAATGACCCGAATTATCCCAACAGAACAGACTATAAAACATCGCGTTTACAGGTCGCAAAAACTGGCAAGCCGTGGAAGTGGTTTAAGAAATCGCCCATAGAAGTTGCGGCTTTGGCAGCGGTGGCAGCGGCTGGCTATGCCATAGATGAACTAACCAATCAGATTTCAACGCCTCCAACAAGCACGACCTATGACGACACCTATTGGTATTTCAGAGTCAATGGGGTAGACCTCGGTCCGCTAGCAAACGATCCAGCAGCGGCTAAACAATACTACTGTGACACTGTGGTCGGTAGCTATCAGTACTGTAGTACCGCAGGCGGCATGTCTGTCTATGGTGATTATCAAGAGGGTAGCTTCTGGTACAGGAATTCAAGCGGCACAACGGTCTATAAAAACCTGCAAGGCTATCAGTGTGGCACAAGCGAGACGTATACCTGTGATGTGGTGCAGGAAGGTACTGAACTGCCTGACGCAGAAGCTTGGGCGCTTCTCGATCCGTTAGTCGATCAAGCAACGCTCGAATACTGGGCGAAAGATACCTACGACCTGCCTCGCCTCTATCCAGAAGTAGCAGCAGAGCAAAACCTGCTGGCTGATGATGTTATCGGGGCGGCTGATGCTGCGGCTACGCTGACTGACCCACTAGATGCACTAGATTCTGCACCAATAGCGTCAACGACACCTGAATACAGCGCTGAATTGCTCAAAAGGATTAATGATTCCCTTCAGGTGGATGCGGGGGTTCCATCCGAGCCAACAGTAGACTTCTCAATACCAGAACTGCCAGAGACAGACTGGGCAATAGAGTCTGAGCATACAGGCTTTTGGAATTTCCTTCGGACAACGTTTCCGTTCTCACTGGCAACTGCACCATTGGCAGCTATCGCAGCGCCTACACCAAACGCACCGGAGTTCTGCTACACGGCAGTCGGGCTAACCGACTGTGCATCTATGTCCATGTGGGATGGTCTATTCAGCGCTATCCGCTTCGCAGAGGGGCTACTGATGATCTTTGGGTTCTATCTAGTAATGCAACGGGCAATTATGAGGTTCGCATCATGAGCGCAATATTCGGAATCTTATCTAGGCTTCTCTCCTTTCTCGGGACTACAGCAGGAACGTTTTTCGCCAAATCACTCGAGGCGTTGGGCTATAAGATCGCACTGGAACAAGCGGCAGAATATGCCGCAAGGCTTCTAAGAATCGCGGTCGTTGTCGCACTTATTCAAAGCGTAATAAGCGCGCTAGGTGTCGAAAGCGTCTCTATCTATGGTCTGTGGGACCAGTACGTATCAGGCGTAGATTTCACCTACATCGGGTATTTCGTACCGCTCGGGCTTCTCTTCTCGCTGCTCGACCTAATGATACTCGCAACGATAATCATGCTAGGCATTAAGGGCGTTCGAATGCTCGCGGAGGCTGCAAGATGATAACTGCTATCACTGGTAAAGTTGGCTCAGGGAAAAACCTTTATTCAATGGTCGTGATACAAGACTACTTGCTAAAGGGTCGTCGGGTTGTTGCAAACTTCGGAGTTAAACCTGCCGAACTAATGCCGCCCATGCATAAGTTTTTCAGGAAACCAGTGCCGGAAATGGAATTCATTCAAGGGCGCCCAGACTATGAAACACTGCGCTCTCTAGGTCGAGGGGGTCCGCGTGAGCATCGCGCGGGCTTGCTCGTCCTAGATGAAGTAGGGCCACTACTCAACGCGCGCACTTGGCAAGATAAAGACCGACAAAAGTTTATAGACTGGCTGCTGCACAGCCGCAAATTGGCTTGGGACGTTATCTTAATCGTTCAGAATATTGGGCTAGTTGATAAGCAGATAAGAACTGCGGTTATTGAGTCTATGGTCACCTGCAAACGTATGGATAGGTTGAAGATGTTGGGTATTCCTCTCCCTCGCGTTCACATAGCTGTCGAAAGATACGGAACAGAACCCAATGCACCAATCTCAGGGCGCAGGGTTTATCAAGGTAACAGGTACTTTAAGGCATACGACACAACTGCAATGGTCTCGGAGGATTTAGAAGGCATGGAAGGTGTGCCTGATTGGGTGGAACCAGAGCCGCCAAAGCCTGAAGCGCCTAAGATCGTGGTGCCTAAGAAACATTGCCCAGTGTTCAGGGAAGGGATGAAGGAATTCGGGTCAGAGGTAGAACGGCTATTTACTAGGCGTCAGCCTATTTAACCGCTTTTGCGAAGCCCCTTGTGGGCGTAGCGTCCAGCTGGGTATGGGGGCGCAGCCGCCCATTTTTACCATACCACTGCACTCGGCCACGCTAACTCCCCCCTCTAGTAATACGGGGGGAGTCTTTTTACTTTACACTCAGAGGGTACTTGTCTACCCTACTATCAAACAGGCAATAAAAAGCCCGAGGTCACGGAGTCGGCAAACTCTACTCGGGCTATAAGGTTACGGTATGAATTATAACACGCTTATAGATACTTGCAGTATCACTTTCCCAGTAGATTCAATACTTTCAGAGTTTACAGATAAAGGTCACGCGGACAGCGTTCAGTCTTATCTGAAACTCTATCTCAACGGCTTAACCGGATTAGACTTTGAAGAAATTAAAGTCTCGTTAGGTCGTGGTCGGAACTTCTTCCAGAATACCGCGTCCTTTGAGGGCGGCTTTGTTGCTTGGGGTGGCAATAACACCTTTGTTAATTCTATCGGTGAAACAGAGCGCAAACCTGAGAAGATGCAGGTCTACTTTGACGCTGAAGGTTGCTTTGCTCTTGGCTGCGCGGGTGGCTTTGAAAAGCTCAAGGGCGAAATGTACCGCCAGAATGGACGCATTACTCGCTTGGATATCGCGCTAGATTTCCATAATGGTGAAGTTACAGTTGATCAGATCGAATGGGCTTACCATGAAGGCAAGTTCACACGTACCGCAAAACCCAGTGCTAACCGCGTCTCCGACCTAGACCAGAAAACACGCGGTGACACTATCTATATCGGAAAGCGCCAAAACGGTAAAATGTTCCGCGCCTATGAAAAGGGAAAGCAGCTAGGGTCTATAGACTCAAACTGGGTGCGCTGCGAGGTTGAGATACTTGGCAAGGATCGGGAAATTAGTCCGGAGGCTCTGACTAACCATGCGGAGGCATTCGCCCAGGCGTATCCTTACCTGGCTGAGTTATGTTTTGCTTTTGATGTTTGCGATGCAAAACCTACCCACCTTATCCAAAATACTAAAGTTAAAACGCAAAAGCAGGTCGAGCACTTGTTCCGTCACGCATCCCGCTCTTACGGCAAGCTGGTCACGTTAGCTTTGGGGTCATTTGAGAAATATGGTCTGAATCAAGAGTCCTCAGATCGTCTAGTAGTCGGACTACTTGCTCAGGGAGAGACAGATGGTTTGCCTCAATCACTAATGCATCGGCAGAAAAATCTTCTGCAAGACTGCGTATCACTGCACTCTCTATATAGTGTTGCATCAAAATTCCATGCCTAGCGCAAAAGGTTTTCATTAGGCGGTGAACTTCTTTGTTCATTTTCACGGGCTTTCTGGTATCTGGATTCATAATATTACCCTCCAATGGGCCTTTAATACCATAATGTCATAAATGGCAACTGGTAGACAAACCTAAAAGTCTACTTTACGCAAAAACATATAAAAAAGGATTTGCAACTATCAAAAACTCAGTCTATGTTTATACACACAAGTAGCCAAACGACTACCAGTAGGCAGGAGAACAGATATGCAGATTACATTCGTTGGGTGCGAAAGCATCGAAGGCGTTAAACGAGCAACAGGAGAGTCGTATGGACCATTCTATAAGCTCTACTACCTTGCACCTGTGCAGACTGTATCAAGCGCAACTCGCACCGTTTCCGGAGTTGGCTTTACACCTAAGGACATCAGCATCACTGAAACAGTGTTTCATCAGCTCAAGCCAATTAAGCCTCTCCAGAAGGTCGAGCTGGTTGTTGAGGCTGATCCAAGTAACCTAAACCGCAACATTATCGTTGGGGTTAAAGCTGCGGCTGCTGCGGCATGACCGAAGCGCAGGCTCTCGAGCTGATCGCCGCGACCGAATACGTTGCTGGAATCTTGGCAGTATTGGTTTTCGCGGTGGCGGTGAAGGGGTCTAACCTATGACACCTTTTGAGGAAGGGGTTGCCCTATCTACCACGATTTACGTGATAGCTAGGGGTTTAGGCTGGGCGTTCTATGCGTTCAGGACGTTTGTTAATAGCGATCATTAAGGGGAAACCGCTATGACTATCATGAAAAAGCTCGCTACCGGCTTAAGTGTAGTACTTTTGAGCGCTGGAATCTCGGCACCGACCTTCGCAGCAGTAGACTATACGGCAGCGGCTACATCAGCCACGACTGAGGTCAACTCGGCAATCGCAGCGGCACTACCTGTCGGTATCGTTGTAATGGCTGCCGTTATCGGCTGGCGTTTGTTCAAGCGTTTCGCAAAAGGCTAAGCCTAAGCGCGACACTTGGTGGAGGGGGGCGAAAGCTCCC